ATGAGTGTTGAAAGACACGTTGGAGATTCCGGAAACAAATCGCTTGACTTAATGAAAAAATTAAACGATTATTTGGGATACTAAATAAATAACAAAAAATGGAAGAAAAGTATTTTATCGCAAAAGTAACCTTAGACTCACTTGATGAGGCATCAGGAAAGATTAAAAAAATGAGAGAAGAAAAATTAGTAAGTGGTTATAACCCTACTGATGTTGAGGCGAAAGTCACTAAAGTTTTTGAACATTATACGATGGAGTGGAGAATCACAGCAATCGTAGAAAGTAAAATTGATGAAGTGATTGAGTAATTAAAATTTCGATTATTAAAGAAAAGAGGACAATATGTCCTCTTTTTTTATGCTTTTTATTTTTAGGTGATATTTATGGATGTGTAAAAAACCTGATGTGATTTAAGTTTAATTTAAACTTTTTTCGTATTAGGAGATATTTATATATTAAAAACAATATAAAACCAATGGCAAAAGAAAAATCTTTAGTTGAAGAGGCTATCATCCAAATGAAAAATTTGGAAGAAGCGGTAGCTGAAAATGCAAAAGGAATACTTGCTTCTACAATGAAACAAGAAATCAAAGACCTAGTAAAAGAATCTTTATCAGAACAAGATGATGATGAGATTGAAACCGATGACGTTGAAATGGAAGACCCTATGGGTTCTGATGATATTGCCGATATTGATATGGGTGATGATTCAGACGAAGAAGGTGATGAAATGGATACTGATGATATGGACGACACAGAAGATGATAGTGACGACGAAGAAGATATGGACTTCGACGACGAAGAAGATATGGACGACGAAGAAGACACTATCGACTTAACTGACGCTGACGACGATGAAGTACTAAGAGTATTTCAACTTATGGGACCGGATGATAACATTGTTGTAACAAAAGACGACAAAGGAAACACTCACCTTAAAGATGAAGAAACTGGAAAAGAGTATATGATTGTTGGTGAAGGTGAAGAATATGAAAGTTTTTCAGAAATGGACGAAGAAATGTACGATGATGGTGAGATGGAGGAATCTATTGAATCTATCGTAGACAGAATGTTCAGTTCTGATGACGAAGGTCACGGACATCACGATGATTTTGATGACGAAGAGTTAGATGAAATCGTTTATGAAATCGAAATGGATGAAGACGAAATGGATGAAGACTATATGGAAGAAGACCCTACAGTTATGGAATCTAAAAAAATGTCTATCAAACCTAAAGGAGTTGGAATCGGAAGTCCAAAATTCAAATACGATGCAAAACCTAATCAAGGAACAGGATTCAAAACTAAAATGAAAGAGGCTCCTAAATCTGTCGGTACTGGGAAAGCAAAATTTGAATACAAAGAAGGTGAAAACTCAGGAAGTAAATTGGGTAAAAACTCAATGGTTAAAAAAACTGAAACAAAAGAATCATCAACTAACAAACCAATGGTTAAAAAAGTTGAAGGTAAAAAAGAAGAGACAAAAGAGGCTTCACGTACTTTAGGTGCAGGGTCTAACTTTAGAAAAGGTGGTTTACCAAAACCAAAAGCTCATTCAAGCTTTAATACCGCGATTAAAGAAAATACTTCTAACTCTGAACTACAAGTTCTTAGAGAAAAAAATGAGGAGTACAGAAAAGCACTTAATATTTTTAGAAATAAATTAAATGAGGTTGCAATTTTCAATTCAAACTTGGCTTACGCCACACGTTTGTTCACTGAACATTCAACATCTAAACAAGAAAAAATTAACATTTTAAGAAGATTTGATAGTGTTGAAACTATTAAAGAATCTAAAAATTTATATCAAGTCGTTAAAAACGAATTGTCAGGTAACTCTACAGTTCAAAATATGAACGAATCAATTGAAAGAACAATTGCTAAATCACCGTCTACGGGAGCAGTTAACTTAATTGAATCTAAAACATATGAGAATCCACAGTTCTTGAGAATGAAAGACTTAATGTCAAAAATAAAATAAAAATAAATTAAAATTAATAAAAACCAAAAAAATGGGAGCATTATTAGAATCAGGTCTAGTTGGTAACATCGGGTTAAAACACTTGAAAGTTATTAAAGAAGACACAATCAACAAATGGGATAAATTAGGATTCCTAGAAGGCCTTAAAGGTCACTTAAGAGAAAACGTAGCTCAATTATATGAGAACCAAGCGTCTTTCTTGATTAACGAAGCTACTTCTGACGGGTCTTCAGGTTCATTCGAAACTGTTGTATTCCCTATCGTAAGAAGAGTATTCTCAAAATTATTAGCGAATGAAATCGTATCAGTACAAGCAATGAACTTACCAATCGGTAAATTGTTCTTCTTCGTACCTAAAATTCAAGGTTACGCTTCAGGACAAGTTCCTTCAGCAGAAAACGATTACGTAGGTGGTGGTACTCACTACGGACCAATCGGAGCTGTTGATGGTACAACTGTTGCTGAAGGTCAACAAGGTGAAGGTTACACAACTTCAAACGCATTCAAGAAAAATCTTTATGATTTATTCTATGAAGGTTCAGAAGGTCAATTAGACCCTCCAGGATTGTTTGATTATTCTAAAGGTCAATGGTCAGCTATAACTAAAACTGCGGTTGTTATGGTTTGGTCTAATGGAGAATTAGTTGTTGCTGATGGTACAGCTTTAGCTAACCAATTCAACGGTAAAAACGTTAGAAAAGTAATCATCGCATTATCAGGTTTCACAACTGCAGGTACAGGTAAATTAATCGGACCTGATGGAAATGAAGTTGATACTGAAACTTTCTTATCTGATTTAAGAATTTACAGTGATTCTACAACTGCGTGGACTTCAACTACAACACCTTGTAATGTTATTACAGATGTTAACGGTAATCCAAATTCATTATTGTTCAGAGTTGTTACTCAACAATACGGTCAAGGAATTGTTAATAACTTAAACAAACAAGGTACTACATCATTTGCTACAACAGGTAATGGTGGAACTTACAATGACGTATGTTCTCCTGAAGGTCGTATCTTCTTAGAAGTTGACTTATCTTGTCCTACTTGTCCTTCTTGTGGAGAAACTTTAGACGGATATACAGGAACAACTATTGGAATTTTAAATACAGGAGCTTTCAAAGCTGTTTACAGAAGATATGCTGACTTAGAATTTGAAGATAAAATCGGTGAGGTTTCTTTCGAATTAGATTCAGTTACTGTATCTGTTACAGAAAGAAAATTAAGAGCACAATGGTCTCCTGAGTTAGCTCAAGACGTTGCAGCTTTCCACAACATCGATGCTGAAGCTGAATTAACAGCTTTATTATCTGAACAAGTTGCGGCTGAAATCGACCGTGAAATCTTAAGAGATTTACGTAAAGGTGCAGCGTGGAACTTACGTTGGGATTACAATGGTTGGAGAAGAATATCTGCAACAACAAACTACACACAAAAAGATTGGAACCAAACTTTGATTACTGCAATTAACCAATTGTCAGCACAAATCCACAAATCTACTTTAAGAGGTGGAGCTAACTGGATTGTAGTATCTTCTGAGGTTTCTGCTATTATGGACGATTTAGAGTACTTCCACGTATCTAATGCTTCACCTGAACAAGACCAATATAATATGGGTATTGAAAGAGTTGGAACATTAGCGGGACGTTACCAAGTTTACCGTGACCCTTACTTCCCAGCTAACCAAGTGTTAATTGGACACAAAGGAACATCATTGTTAGACACAGGTTACATCTACGCACCGTATGTACCGTTACAATTGACTCCAACAATGTACAACCCATTCAACTTTACACCAATTAAAGGTATTATGACCCGTTACGCAAAAAAAATGGTAAATAATCGCTTCTATGGTAGAATTACAGTTGATGGTGTTAGAACATTTGATTTAAGAGAATTGAGATAATCAAAATCTTAAAATATTTAACAAAAAGGGACTATATGTCCCTTTTTTTATGCTTATAAATTAGGTTTTATAGATACTGAGGTATTTATATAAAAAGAAATTTATGAATAATTTATTTGAGATATCGAGTGAGGAGAGAAATAGAATATTAAATCTTCACGAGGGGGCTACAAAGAGACAATACTTAACTTTAGAACAGGCTGGTCAACAATCGGGTGGAGTTTCAACAACTACAACATCCACACCTACATCATTTTTAAAACAAAATCTAAATAATCAATTTAAATTTGGTGAGTATCAATCTGACGCGGCTAAAAATTCTATTGCGGCGTTAAAACCTCAAATTGATGAGTTCATTAAAAAAAATGGTGGTAAACAATTTGTGGTTAATATTAGTGCGGGAGAATCGAATGTGACAAACCCAAAAGGTTTTGAAACAAAGGGTAGTTTGGCATTGGCAAGAGCAAATTCTGTTAAACAATATTTCCAAGAGTTATTTCCGGATTTAATTAAGAACGGTACTTTGGTTATTCAGTCACCTGCGGATGTTAGTAAGGTTGTCTTAGGAAAGACCCCTTATGATAAGACTAAAGGTGATAATAAGAATCCCCAATTAATCAAATTATATAATCAAGAACAATTTGTAACTTTTGACATTCAGGGTTCGGGTCAGGTTGAGAACATTACGAGTATTTGTAATTGGAAGGCGTCGATTACTGCGGGAACCGGAACTGTTGCGGTAAATTATGTTACAACGGATATTAAATTGGAGGGAGCTGGTATATTAACATTTGGTACGGGAAGTATTCCTGATAGGATGATTGTTGTTGACAATAAGGGGGGTATTAAACAGGATACCGGATATGTTGCAACAATGGCTCACAAGTATACGAGTTTTAAATATGTTCCATTATATGTATCAAAACTAACACAATTAAACAAAACCGTATCTGTTAGTGGTGCTAACATTGTAAAAATCAATGTTAAAAATATTGACGATTTAATGAGACAAATACTTGCTTCGGGTGTAACACAAATTCCTGACGATAAAACTCTTAGAGATATGGGTCAAACGGAAGTTTACAACGGTGTTGAAGAATTGAAAGCGTTGTTTAATAAAGGTGTTAGAGAATTTGTTGTTTATACAATTACATCATCAAGTGTAACGGCACCGTTTGATAATAAAACCGGAGATTCTAAAGTTATAGTTTACTCCCCGGTTGGTAAGACGGGTTACAATTTAACGGGTAAATGTTAATCTTTTTTAACTGCGATAATTTTATAAACTAATTTTTTGTCCTTAACGTAAGAAATGTATGTTGTTGTAACACCATTATATGTTTCTTCCATAACTGATTGGACTTTTACTTTATAAACTTTGGATAATGAATCTAATAAGACATTCGACTCTTTGTCAATGTCTTTTTCTTTTGGTTTAGTTTGACCAAAGGTTAATGTACCAACAAGTAATAATGATAATAAGAATAACTTTTTCATAGTGTCTGTGTTTTATTTTACAAATATAATTAGATTATTTTGATTTGCCTAATATTTATTAATAAAATATTATATGAAAAAATTATATTTCTTAGACGAAGAAGAAAAAGGTAGGATATTGAATCTTCACGAGAGTGCTACCAAAAACCAATATTTGAATGAGGCGGATGAGTATAGAAACATATCCTTTCAGGAATACAGAGACTCCGGTAAAATACCAAAGGGGCAAGAAAAATATTACCAGGGAAGTGGAACAAAAAGAGTTAAAACTTCTGAGTTCCCAATTAAACCTGTTGCAGCTACCGGTGGTGAATTAGATAAGGCAATTGCTGACCCTGCTAAAAAAGGGGAAAGAATCAAAAATATCTCAAGAATTGTTTGTTCACTTAAAGGTGACACTATAACTACTAAAGGTTCTCAATTCAAAGGGACATCTTTTGTTGATTATATAACTAGATTTAAAATCACATCTACTGAAGAGGCTCAAGCGAAAAAATTATGTTCAACCGGTGGAGACGAAAGAT